AGTTGCATTAAGTTAATTAGGTATGGCTGCATTTATCGGTCTAATCTATGGAGAAGTCTTTTTTCTTCAAAAGATGGGACAGTAAGTAAATGAGAGAGGTGTAATACCTCTCTTTTTTTGTCTATTATGTTAAGTATTAACAGTTGTATATTACGATACCATAACTTGCCTAGATACCTTAGAATTAGGGAATAGTGTATGCTCTGAAATCCTTCCTTTATTATGATTTTTTATAGCAAATAAATTGCGTTGGAGGTTTGATGTTAGATGCATAATATCTTATCTCGCAATCAGTTAGCAGGTTGGATACAAATTGAAGCAAACCTAGACCGAGCTAATGAGGAATTAGATCTGGTTAACGATTACTTCAACTGCTTAATTGAATGCGATGAAGACCAGTCCACATGTAAGCGAGTCTGCAGAATTCTACTAGACTAAGTACCGGGGGTTGATCACCCCCTTTTTTTGTGCTATAATATCGGGTAGTCTGTATTAGATTATGGATAGAGATAGATTGAAACTAATGGTCAGAAACCTTGAGTTGTTGGTTGATGGACTTAAGGCAGAAATATATTCTGATCCTGATGCATACAAGCAACCTCAAGAATACAATCCTGCTGCCCCAGTAGATTATGAAGAAATCTACGATGACGATGATGGATACCCAGATTAATGACGAGCAGAAGTAAAAAACTGATCAAGGCACTAGAGCGATTGATCAAACAAGATCATCTTTACACGGAAGATGAAATACGAGGATTGAAAAAGCAGTTGCGTTCCTTGAAAGAGCAACTAAATCAACTAGATGCAATGGAGAAAAAAGGTTTCAAATGAGTGTAAAATTGATCAGCGTGACTCCCGATGCGGAGAAGAATATGGCATATGTTGCGCGTGTGTCAAACCCCAATAATCAAGAAAACCCTAACTACGCTAAATTGTTAGGATACTGTATTAAGCATAATCACTGGAGTGTGTTTGAGCAGTCTTTTATGACACTTGAGATTGAGACTACCAGGGGACTGGCAGCTCAGATCTTGAGGCATCGTTCTTTCACATATCAGGAATTTTCCCAACGCTATGCTGATTCCTCCTTACTCTCAGAGACGATCCCCCTACCAGAACTCCGCCGACAAGATACGAAAAACCGTCAGAACTCGATTGATGACATTGATCCGTACATGGTTCAGAAGTACGAAATGTTGATGCAACAGCATTTCAATGCGGGTATGGAACTTTACCAAAAGATGCTTGCTGAGGGAATCGCAAAGGAGTGTGCTCGTTTTGTGCTTCCTCTCGCCACGCCAACTAGACTCTATATGAGTGGTTCTTGCCGTTCTTGGATTCATTACATCACTCTAAGGTCTGCTAACGGTACTCAGAAGGAGCATATGGATATTGCAGAGGCATGTAAGAAGATCTTCATAGAGCAGTTTCCTACCTGTGCTGAAGCGCTAGAGTGGGTCTAAATAAATCACATTGACATTATAATTATGGCGACATATCCGGTTAAGCACAAAGAAACTGGTGAAATGAAGGATGTTGTAATGAGCATCCATGAATGGGATCAGTGGAAAGCAGACAATCCAGATTGGGAGCGTTATTTCACTCCAGAGAACTCTCCAGGTGTTGGTGAGGTTGGTGAGTGGAAAGACAAACTGCGTAAAAAAGCACCAGGTTGGAATGATGTGCTTGGAAGGGCGCAGAAAATGCCCGGATCAAAAATTAAAAAACTTACCTAATTATGCCTAGAAGAAAAAGAGCATCTGCAGAGCAACCCATTGGGGTTGGACTCACGGCAAAGCAGATGAAGCGGAAGAAACCGCTCAGCCAGGAATATCTGGTAGATATTGACCCCCTGAATGATAATCAAAAACGTCTTTTTGATTCATATAAGGAAGGTAAACATCTCATTGCTTATGGATGTGCAGGCACGGGTAAGACCTTTATTACCCTCTACAACGCACTCCGCGATGTTTTGAGTGAGAACACTCCTTATGAGCGTATCTACCTTGTAAGGTCTCTTGTAGCAACTAGAGAGATTGGTTTTCTTCCTGGAACGCAAGATGATAAAGCAGACATCTACCAAATACCTTACAAGAACATGGTCAAGTACATGTTCCAGATGCCTAGTGATGCTGACTTTGAGATGCTCTATGGTAATTTAAAGGCACAGGAAACAATCAAGTTTTGGAGTACATCGTTCCTTCGTGGAACGACTCTTGATAATGCTATTGTGATTGTTGATGAGTTTCAAAACCTGAATTTCCACGAACTAGACAGTATTATCACTCGTGTTGGTGAGAATACGAAAATATGCTTCTGTGGAGATTCCCGTCAGTCTGACTTGCAAAAGCAGAATGAAAGAAATGGTATCGTAGACTTCATGAACGTATTGCGAAAAATGAATTCTTTTGATATAATTGAGTTTGGAGTAGATGATATTGTTCGCTCTGGACTCGTCAAAGAGTATATCATTGCTAAAATGGAATCAGGATTCTAATGGATTTATTCTTCACCGATTATGATTTGGGTCCAAAATTAAATTTTCATTATAATAATGGAAAACCATTTCCACACATAATTATTGATGATTTCATCAACCCTATGGTTGCTATGCAATGCTTCAAGGAGTTGAAAGAGACTGATTACTGGATTACAGAAAACAGTCAAAACGCATATATGATGGAGAACCAAGTCAATAAGTGGTTTACTCCATGGAACCTTGAGAGTGCAGAGCAACTTAGATATGAAACACCTACAGTTGCTAATCTAATAAGATTTTTCAATACTCCACGATTTCTTCAATTTCTTAAAGACTTAACTGGTATGCAGGATTTAATTCCTGACCCATTTTTACATGGTGGTGGTTGCCACAAGATTAATAATGGTGGTAAACTCAATCTCCACGTTGATTACAACATTAACCCAAAGTCGGGAAAATTTAGAGTTCTAAACATGCTATTGTATCTCAACCCAAACTGGGAAGAGGAGTGGAATGGTTATCTTGAACTTTGGAATAAAAAAGAGAAGAGATTAGAGCATTCAATTGCTCCTATTATGAATAGGGCGGTCATCTTTACATTATCCGATGATTCTGTCCACGGACATCCTATACCTTTAAACACTCCCGAAGGTTTTGAGAGGTATTCAATCGCAATGTATTATTTCCTAGATGAACCAAACCAAGAATACTATGAAAGGACGTATGTCCACTGGCATAACGAACTCCTTCAATCACGTTGATATCGATCTCCCTAAACTGGAAAGGGAGACTATTGATGGTGTTAGATATTATTCCGTACCTGATGAAGATGAACTTCTAAAGTTAGTCTCCATTACTTCTGTTACTAGTCATTTCAACAGAGAAATCTTTATCAACTGGAGAAAGAGAGTTGGTAATGAAGCGGCGGACAAAAAAACAAAACGTGCGACAAAGCGTGGTACTGACTATCACACTTTAGTTGAACATAGTCTAAAGAATGAAAACCTCCCTGAGGTTCCTCCGATTTCCAGTTTCCTATACAAAATCTCTAAAGAAGACCTAAATCGTATAAATAATATTTACGCTCTTGAAGGTTCCCTATATAGTAAGGAACTTGGTATTGCTGGAACTGTTGACTGTATTGCCGAATTTGACGGTGAGTTAGCGATAATAGATTTCAAAACATCTGAGAAACCTAAACCACGGGAGTGGATTGAACATTATTTTGTTCAATGTATGGCATATGGTTGTATGCTATATGAACTGACTGGTATTCCAGTCAAAAAACTTGTAATCATCATGGCTTGTGAAAATGGAGAATGCGTCGTTTATGAAGAGCGAGACAAATCAAAGTATATCAAACTTCTCACCGAATACATTGGAAAGTTTGTTAGAGATAAACTGGAGGAATATGGAACCAAATAAAGAACTCGAAAAAGTCATCGAAAGTAAGTTTCTGACTCCCTCCAAGTTTGCTCTGGAGATTGAGAAGATTGTTGCTGAAGAGAACTTAAATTATATTGATGCTATTTGCCACTATTGCGAAATCAATAGTCTTGAAGTAGACTCTATAACAAAGCTTGTTTCAAAACCTTTGAAAGAACGCTTGAAGTGGGACGCTATTCGTCTCAACTTTATGAAGAAAACATCGAGAGCAAAATTACCTCTATGACCGTGACGCCTTTTGAAACTTATCAACATTATTTGTCACTCAAAAATCATTTCACAAACCCAAAATATGACTTCTTTCGTTACGGTGCCAAAACACGGGCATCCGTAACGTCTTTTAATAAAAGGAAGGATAAGTACTGGTTTGAGAAAACCAGTCGTAAATATGACGACAAAGAAGTCGTCGATTTTTTAGTATCAAATTTCGCATCGGCAGACAACCCACAAAATTTATGGATTGGGGAAATTATAAATTCTGGCGAAAGGACTTACGCCGAATGGATGAAAAAGAAGCAGAGTTCAACTTACTTGTTCAAAGAACAAAGCAACGAATTGCTCTCTCAGAACGACTTGGAGAGTCTATTCGACTGCTCTCAAGGTCATCCGAAGATTCTCAAAGAGTATCTAAGCGGCAGATTGTCGCTAGAAAACTTCGTGATCTGGGAAAGAATATTCCATTTCTCCGCAGATTTTGATAAAAAATTGACTGATCCTGTGTGGGAAACCGTCAGTTTAAAAATCAAAAAATATGGACCCTTCATAAATATTGATGTATTCAAATACAAAAAGTTGTTAAGGGATATAGTACATGAGTGACTTTTTTGATTCTGATATTATCCAGGAGGAGTTGAGAGGTATCAACGACCTTCAGGAAGAAATTTATTCTAAAGCAATGAATTTCGGTACTATGGACCGTGAAGAAAAGTTAGAGCATGTCGGTCTGCTACAAAAGTTGCTAGAAAAGCAACAAGTAATGTATACTAGAGTATCTCTTTCTGATGACCCTAAAGCGGTTGAGATGAAAGAGAATTTGAAGAAGTCTGTTATGTTGATGGGTTTCCCACCACAGACAGACATCAAAACTTTGTTTAATAGTATGACCAAAACGATTGAGGCACTAAAACAAGCTATTGACGCCTAACTAAAAATTCGTTATACTATCTAAGTAAATCCCCCAAATCCAATTAATCCGAGGAATCTACATGTCATTCGCTGATCTTAAAAAGCAATCCAAACTGGGCTCCCTGACCGCCAAACTGGTCAAGGAAGTTGAGAAGATGAACAACTCTGGTTCTTCAGGCGATGAGCGTCTGTGGAAACTGGAATGTGATAAAGGCGGCAACGGTTATGCCGTTATTCGCTTTCTCCCTGCTCCAGATGGAGAAGATCTGCCTTTCGTTAAACTGTACTCCCACGCCTTCCAAGGTCCTGGTGGTTGGTACATTGAAAACTCTCTGACCACTTTGGGTCAGAAGGATCCTGTGTCTGAACTGAACACGATGCTGTGGAACAACGGCACCGATGCAGGCAAGGAAACTGCCCGTAAGCAAAAGCGTAAGCTGACTTACATTGCAAACATCTATGTTGTTAAGGACCCTGCTAATCCTCAGAATGAGGGTGGTGTATTCCTTTACAAGTTCGGTAAGAAGATCTTCGACAAACTCACTGCTGCTATGCAACCCGAGTTTGAAGATGAGGAAGCAATCGATCCGTTCGACTTCTGGCAAGGTGCTAACTTCAAACTGAAGGCAAAGAACGTTGCTGGTTATCGCAACTATGACTCTTCTGAGTTCGCTGCACAGTCTGCCCTCCTGGACGACGATGATGCAATGGAAGCACTCTGGAAGAAAGAATACTCTCTTGCCGAACTGGTCGCTGCTGATCAGTTCAAGGACTACGAGACCCTGAAGAAGCGTCTTGATTATGTCCTGGGCAACAAGGGCACTCCTAAGTTCCAAGACCAAGAAACTCTTGAGGAAGAGGAAGATTTCCGTCAGCAGAGTTCTGCTCCTGTCCCTCAATCGGTCAAGGAAGAACTTGATACTCTCACTCCTAAGTCTAAGGTGAGTGACGATGATGACGATGCTCTGTCATACTTTGCCAAACTGGCAGAAGACTGATACAGCAAAGGGGGTCGAAAGACCCCCTTTTTTAGTCTGAAGATGT